GATCAGATGAAACGGCTGCGCAGCGGGATGGTCAGGCGGGTGTACTCGTTGGTCGGTGCCACGTCGGTGCGGCGGCCTTCGAGATCGAGCGTGAACGTGCCGGGCTCGTTGCCGGGCACCAGGTCGATGTGGGTCAGGCGAATGCGCGGCTCCCAGCGCATCAGCGCGGTCGCAGTCGCGCCGAACAGCTTCATGCGCGTGGCGCCGTTGAAGGGCTGGTCGATCAGCTCCGGGATCAGCGAGCCGTAATCGCGGCGCATGACGCGCGTGCCGATCGGCGTGGTGAGGATGTCGGCGATCGACTGGCGCAGGTGCTCGACGCCCTCGATCGCGCGGCCGGTGGCGGCGTTCATGCCCCTCACTGCGGCGGCCCCGACACCGCACCGCCTGCCATCACGCCCAGGTGCTTGTGACCCTTCAGGCTCTTGCCACCGCCGACCACGTCGGTCTGCGCGGTGAGCGTCTGGCTGACGCCGGCGTCGCCATTGGTTTGCGTGTTGCCGTTGAAGGTGCTCTCGCCGTTGACGGTGAGCGGCCCATTGATGGTCACGCCGCCGTCGGCGGTGACTTCCACCGTGCCGCCGCCCGGCAGCGTCGCCGTGAGCGCGTGCGCGTCATCGTCGTACTGGATCAGCGCGCCGTCGCGATAGCGCACCAGGTGCTTGCTGGCTTCGCTTGAAGGCGCAGGAAATGCGTCGGAATACACGCCGCGCAGGAACACGGCGCCGTGCGTGTCGCCGCCCGGGCAGAGCAGCACGCCCTGCTCGCCGACGACGGGCGCCGACCACTCGATGGTGTCGCCGGCGCGCGGCACGAACCACGGCACGAAGTCGGTCTTCACCTCGCCGGTATCGACGCGGCAGCGCGCCGCGGCGAGATCCACCTGGGCGATGGTGCCCAGGCGGATCGCGTTGCCGAGCTGGCGCTGAAGTTCGGAAACAGGATGCATGCCGCCATCGTCGCGGCCATCTCGCGCGCGCGCATCGCGTGCGGCGTGTTGCGCACGCTCCTACACGTCGCGCCGGACTTAGACCCAGCCGTTCACAGCGAGATAGGTCGTGATAGTGGTGTCGCTGACGATGCCGGCGTCACCCTGTCCGGCCCGCGCCATGAGGATGCGGATGCGCGCATAGCCTTCCTTGGACTGGGCAGACGCGGCCGGAACACTGAGCGTACGACCGACGCTCGTGCCCGCGTTCACGTAGCCCGTGTCCTGGTAGCCGCCGGTGGAGGATCCGGCCGTGTCTTCGGCGATCATGCGCACGTCGTAGCCGGCAACCCACGACGACTCCCACGTTCCCGAGGCCAGCTGTGCATTGCCGTTGCGGTCACCGCGCAGGACGACGTACGTGCCGTTGTTGTAGAGGATTACCGAGAGGTTGACGAACGCCGAGCCGGATTGGTTCGTCGGTGCCGAATAGCCCGCACTGAAGTGTTGGCCGTTGATCGGCAGCGCGTAGCGGGCGGTGCCTTTTGCAGCCCAGAAGTTCGACACATCGACACCATCCTGCCGGTATCCAACGTCGGCGCGCTTCTGCCCGTACTTGATCGCGGCGTAGCGCAGCGCGCCGCCGCTGCGCAGGTTGGGCACCGAAGGGCCGTCTCCCTTCACGTCCGGGTCGAACAAGTCGTCGAAGTCAATGCCGCCGCTGCGAATGCCGCGTGCCATGTCAGCGGCCCGCCCTCAGCGCGGTGATCTCCGCGCGCAGCTCGTCGACCAGCTCAGCTAGTTCGGCGATCGCTCGGTATGCCGGCGGCATCACCTGGTCGAGCTTGATGGTCGGCACCTTTTCGCCATTGTGCTCGACGCCCTGTGGCTCGACCACCTCGGGCATCACCTCGAAGAACTGCTCGGCGTCGAAGAACAGACGAAGGCGCCCGTCGGGGTTGTAGTCCGGCTTGTATCGGCCGATCAACGTCGCGATGCGCCGCACTTCCGCCAGCCCGTACGGCATGGGGCCGTCAATCTCTTTCAGCTTGCGCGAGGAGCCGGTGTCGAAGCCGCCGCGCGAGATGAAGGCGCCGTTGAAATCAACGGTGTTAAAGCCGCTCTCCAACTGCCAGCCCATGATCGTGCCGGAACCATAGCCCATGTACCCGCAGCGGCCACCCGAAGCGTTGTACCAGGCGATGTACCCCGTGTGGCTCGCGTCACCGGCGTCGAAGGACATGTACGGTGTCCTGACCGACGGTGCAGAGACTGCGCCGGTGAATGCCGCCCCCGACAGGTTTGCCTTGGTGTTCGGGTTGAAGTTGCCCGAGGTCCACACGTTGTTGCCGTTGACGGAGAAGGCCTTGGTCGATTTGTCGAACGCGAAGCCTTGTCCTTTGGAGGCCGAGTAGAAACCGAAGTTGGCGGTATTCGAATAGAGGTACCAGTCGTCGACGCCGAACGCGACGTTACTTTCGCCTGCGTTACCGGCGCCGACCTTGATCCCGATACCCGTGAATTGCGGGTTGTTCAGTGGCGCCTTGCTGTTCGGGTCGAAGTTGCCCGCGTGCCACACGGCACTCCCGTTCCACGAAAGGATGTCGGCGTAGAGGATCAAGCCGCCCTGCGCGGCCGTTCCGTCCGCGTTGTAGCGCCGCAGCTGCATGGTGTCGTTGTTTCGGTCCCAGAACACGAGGCCGCGGTTGCGGCCGGTCTCGTCACGAAGCCAGTAATGCGCATTTCCGGTGGGGGACGATTGCACATAGGCCGATCCGCCCATCACCTGCAGCACACCCTGCGCCTGCACGGTGCCAGTGAAGCTCGGATTCTGCGTCGGCGCCTTCGCATCGAGCACCGCCTGCAGGTTCGCCGTTTGCGCGATGGGCAGCTGCGGCAGGCGTGCCAGATCCAAGGTGCCGCTGACGATGTCGGCGGCCGCATGCGTGTGCGCGTCCGGCGGCATCGTTGCCGGCTTGCCCGTCACTTCCAGCCAGCTCGGCCAGCGCGTGGCGGTAGCCGGCACGCCAGTAAGCTCGCCCCATGGGTGGGTGTGCGCGGACGGCGTGAACGTCGCCGGCTTACCGGTGAGGTTTGCCCAGGCGAGATACCAGCTGCCCTCCTGGCCATCGAGCTTGTCGGCGTCCAGGCCTTTGCCGTGGCCTTCGTCGCGCAGGGCGGCACTGCCCAGGCCGATTGCGGCGCGAATCAGCGCGGCCGTCGCGAGGCTCAGCAAGCCTTTCACGAAGGCGCTGGGTGCGCCCTCGCCGAAACGGCCATCCAGCGTCGCCTTGAGGCCTGCAGGCGTCACGGCGCGCGAGGTGTCCGTGCCCGTGATCGACTCCGCGGGCTCGGCCAGCTCCACGACGCCGGGCACGGTCGTCGTCGCAGGCGGATTCAGCCATTCGGCATTGCCGAAGGTGATGCTGGTCGCGTTGATCTGGGTGAAGCGCAGATCGCACTGCAACAGCAGCATCGCCGCGGCGGCCTTCTGCATGATGTAGTCGGGGGTTTCTCCGCTGTGGCTGTAGACGGCGAACAGCGTGCCGTCACTGAGGTAGAGCCCGAAGCCGCGCAGCGTGTAGCTGTCCGCGCTGTCGTCGCGGATGGTGATGTGGATCGTGTCATTCGCGACGGCCGCGCCGGCTAGCGTGCTGAGGCGCTTCAGCTCGCCCGGCAGCGCGGTCGCGCCCGTCGCGCTGAACACCTGGTCGGTGAGCCCCACGTGCGAGATCAGCACCGGCGCGGTGCCGATGTTCTCGGCGTTGATGATCGCGGCGATGCCCGCCGCCGTGACGTTTAGCTGCAGTGCGCTCATGGGGATTCCTGTGGTTCGACGGCCTGCAGCTGCAGGCGGCGGCAGACGGCAACGCGACCGCCGGCGACGACGCCGATGCCGGCGGCGGCCTGCAGGCCTTGGGTGAACGTGAAGTGCGACCGGACGGGCTTGGTGCGTGACACTTCGCCGATCACGTCGTCGACGAATTGCGCCGTCGCGGTTTCGCCGCCTTCGCCGGCGAGCGTGAGCAGCATTTCGAACGTGTGCGGCTCGCCAGGGGGATCCAGCTGCCACCATTCACGCAGCTGCACCGAGCCGCCGAACGCAGCCACGACCGCACGCACGCTCGCCGCGGTGCCCTTGCTGCGTTGGATCGCGATGGCGGCACGCAGGCGCGCCCGCTTGATGTGCTCGGGCCAGTACGGCTTCCAGGCATCGATCGACAGCGCCCACGCGAGCCACGGCAGCAGCTCCGCAGGGCAGGTGTCCGGGTTCCACAGATCGCGCAGCGGCGTCGGCACGTCGCCCAGGCGTGCGGTCGCGCCTTCGAAGGCGCGCTCCAGTGGCGACGCGTTCGGCGGCAGCAGGCTACTCATCGACGCCGCCGGCGATGATGTTGATGCCGGTGCACCACGACGCCTGCGTGCGATCGATCACCAGGCCTTCGGTGGGCGAGGCGATCTCCACGCGCTGCACGCCTTCTGAATGCAGCACCGAGTAGATGCCCGACAACGGCACGTCACGACCAAGGCGGTGCGAATCGGTGATGTAGCGCTCCAGGCGCTTCTGGGATTCGGCGAGCACGAGCGCGGCGTCGGGGCCTGCGTACGTGTAGACCGTCGCTTCGACCGCGTAGGGCACGATGGTCGCGCCGCGCACGGTCACGTGGTCCGTCAGCGGACGCACTGCGTCGTCGGCGAGCTTAGCCGCGACCGCATCGACCAGCGCCTGGCTGGGCGTGCCGTCGCCGGCGCGCGCGAGCACTGTGACCACGACTTCGCCAGGCGATGGGCTGGTCGCCGACGCATCGAGCACGCCAGCGTCTGCGCTGAGCGCATGGAACACGTACGCGCCCTCGGGCCCCGCGACACTAAAGCCTTCGGGCGCCAGCTGGATGCGGCGGCGGAATTCCGCGTCGCTTTCCATGGTGGGCGGAATGCTCTGCTCGGGCACGCCGGGTGCGAGCTGCAGGCGCGCCACGCCGAGGAGCGCGCCAAGCTGGTCCAGGTCCGATCCGACCGCGTACGCGAGCATCACCGCGCGCGCCGCCTCGTTGCAGCGCTGGCGCAGGTTCATTTCGCGGTACGCGGCGACCTGCAGGCCTTTGAACAGCGGATCCGATTCGGTGAGCGCGTCGATCTCGGGCGCGAGCTCGCGCAGCTTCGCGACCATCTGGGCNTAGATGAC